GATAGAGCTTTTTAATAAGAGGTAAGTCAAACCCAATAATATTATGACCGACAACAGTATCCGCCACCTCAATGTGAGATATCGCTGTCGTGATTGAATGATTACCCATCGGTAATGACTTAGGATCATCGGAATACTTCTCATCATTAAATTCTTCTATACCGTTATACTCATCACTACACCATTTAAGAACTATACAGTGTATCCGTGATGCATTATTGAGTAGTCCGTTGCTTTCTAGATCTAGAATTATTGTTCCCACCTTTCCAGTGGTAGGTTTTGTCAACGAATTTAGCTCTTTCAATTGCTTCTTTGCTGGGTGGGTTAGGTCTATTTAATTGTAAATATTGATCTCCATAATACTCTACTAATGCTACTTTACTATAATCATACCATGGTACTGCCTTATCACTCTTCCTTACACATCCATTTTCCTTAGCGACATGCTGGTACCATGGATGGTTATAGTCACTCCCTTCAAAAATCCGTGGCTGGATTGAAAACTGGTGATTCCGTAGTTTCATCTTCTTTGAATCTGCAAGTGGATAAATCATAATTCAACTCACACGCTCGACCAACTTCGCCTGAATAACGATTTTTAAGGACTCTAACAGTCGTAGGTTTTCGATCAGAGTCGGCTTGTTGATCGACTTCGAGGGCAACGACAGAATCTGATATTTGAGCAATGCTGTGAGATCCTCTAAGTGAGGACAAACTAACTCTTCCTCCTTCCTCATGACTATGCTTGTCATTACTACCTCTTCGCAAATGTGATACTAAAAATAAAGATATACCTGTTCTCTCTACTAATGATCTTAACTTTGTCATGGTGGTATCTATCATGCGTCGTTCATCACCTTCAAGACCACTCAATAATATACTTAAGTGATCTAGGAATATAACACGACACTCCAATCCACTGGCAAGGTATTCGATCCTATTGTAAATAACGTTCGGGTCAAAAGAACCAAAGCCATCAAAAAGGTAAAGGTTCCAATTAGCAATGGAATTACGAAAAGCTTTTTCGAGTTCTTTTTCATTATGTTCACCGATGTTATAATTTTGCCCAACAGCTGTGGACATCAATCCAAGTGCTGTTCGTCTATTACTTGCCTCAAGCTCCAAGATCCCAACTGATTCCCCCTTCTGCAAGAGGTCAGTTGCAATGTGACGCATGATTGAGGTCTTTCCACTACCAGAGCCTGCAGTAAAGGTAACAAGTTCCCCATACCTGATCCCGTGTAGTTTCTTATTGAGCCCTTTGAATGGGTATTGGTGGTCATATGGCTTCTGTGGTGTCTTAACTATTTCTAATAAATTCTTACCATCTATAATCCCATCTGGTCTATACGGTTTTGCATCCCATATAGCTTTTCTAATCGCTTCTGCGTCTCCAGCTTGTAATGCTTCTGACGGGTCTTTATATGCCTCCATACGTGCGATTTTAACCTTGCCTGGAGGTAAGACTGATGCAGCATCTTCTGCTGCTTTTCTACCTGGTTCATCGCTATCAAAGAATAATACTATCTCTTCATATCCTTGAAATAAAGGTATCTGTTTTTGAATATCTTTCTTTGCTGATGCTGCTCCATGTGGTAACGAAACCATTGGCCATGTAGGCATTGCTTCGTAACAACTAGCAGCGTCTAGTTCACCTTCAGTAATAACAATCCTTCTACCAGAAGTAGGGAAAAGATACTGAGCAAATAAGGTATCAGTGGAAATTCCTTCATAACTAAATATTTTTCGTTTGTTTTTTACTTTAAGTCCTTGTAAGACTCCATCGCTCGTAAAGTATGGAAAGAGGAGAGTATCTCCATCTCTGTGTATCCTGAAAAATCTGCAAGTCTTCTCAGAAAGTCCTCGTCTACGCAAAGCTTGTGGATGTCCTCGGAGCTCAATCGTGTCATTTGACATTTTTTCTGCTGACTGTGAATTAAGATTTATACCCTCTGCGGGTGTGTAAGTTTGGCATGAGAAGCAGAAATAATGGCCGTCAGTATACAAAGAATTTGCATCTGACGATCCACAATTCTCGCAAGGCTCATGTCTTACGAACTCTGCGTCCATTATATTAACCAATCTAATGGGATGTCATGGAAATGTGTCCATGGTATTTCGTGGCGTTCACACCACTGGGCGTAAGTTGTTTTTGATTTCTTACTTATTGTGTTATAAGGTGACTGAAATACCATCCTTATATCTGCATCTGGGTTATCCCTTTTAACTGCAAGGATCTTACGCCTGTCTGCTGCGTCCCAGTATCCCTTAGCTTCGAGGAATACATAGTTTGGAAGACAAAAATCAGGAGTGTAAGTATGCTCAATTGTATAAGATAGTTTCTCATTCTCGTACTCATAACTGACACCAAGCCCTTCAAGTAGATCAGCGATCCTCTCTTCGAGCTTGGATCTAAATTTTATAGGTTTCTCATGCCTGGCCTTAAGTTTATCAAAAGTTTTCTGAGCCCAGGCAAGAGATTCATTATGATTCTTAAAATCAGAAGTCTTCTTCTTCGACATTATCGGTGGTTTCCTGAGCAGCAGCCTTAAATCCTTTTGTTTTACCAAATAGATCTGCTACCTGTGTTTCATCTAAGTCACCTGAATCAGTACCAGCTGCTTGAGCATTTAACTCTACAACTTGTACACCAACCAACTTAAGAGAACTACCATAGGTAACTCCATCTCTGAGGATATAAGGCTTCTGAAAGAAACCAAGTTTAACAGTAGATCCTCCATAAAGCGGTGTTTTCTTATCTGTAACAGGTGAGCCTTCTGTATCAACTACAGGAGGTCTTTTATCTTCACCCCATGAGAACTTAAGTTTATACTTACCCTCTGCAACTTCCTCCCATGGAGTAGGTTTTAGAGTAGCTCTCTTAGGGTTCTTCAGCTTGGACTCAGCCCATTTAAGAACTTCAGCCCTTTCAGTCTCTAGTTTATTAACTATGTCTTCATCAACTACAGCTCCAAGAGAGTATCCAAACTTTCCAGGTTCTAATATAGCTTGGTAACCTTCTAACTTTACATTAGGTGTAACATGTACGTTTTTAGACATCACATACACCCTCATCTAGTTTGTCAAGATCTTTACCTGTCTTTTCAGCAGGTGCTAATTCCTTAGCCAAAGTTTGACGGTACTCTCGTAGTTCTGCAAGCTTATCATCGACAGCTTGTAATCTTTTTAACTTAGCTTCCCTTTCGGCAGCTTGTAATCTTTCTTCTGAGACCACTACTATTGTAGGTGGTGCAAAGAAGGTATCAAATAATGAATACATTTAACAAAAAAAGTATGTTGAGTCAATCACGGCTTCTGGTTTAAGGTCGCCTATGATCGGTGGTCTTGTTTCTGCCCCTATCTGTTGAGCAAATTCACTTAAGTAATCATGCTCCGCAAATAAGTGCATATAAGTTTTCCTTATATTAGCAGATAGTTCATCCATATCAGTAGCTCTAGTTAACACACTGTCATGTATTAAAGCTATTGGATGATTGAAATCTTCAATACTGAGGTGCAGTAGTGAGGCATCTAAAGAATGTATAAGATTGGGTGCTGTAGCAGCTTTATGTCTGTTTAAATCTACTTCATTCTTATCTTCAGTCGCTACATTCATCTGGCATCTGCCTAATAACTGTAGTGCTAATACTTTAACCTTCTTCTTCATTATACGTTGTTTAACAATGAAACCAGAAGGTGTAACCCATTGAAGTTCAGTTGATCCTCTCTTGATAGCCTTAGCTACCTCAGTTTCAATCCATTTCATTACAGACATAGGGCCAGGAACAATATGATTCATAGCATCCCTGACCGCCTGTACGGTAACGGTAAGATCTTCCTTGTCGATCTCAAGTCCCTTCTCCTTTAAGGCGTCACGAATGTAAGACCTGTTCGAAAAAGGTTTAGCGTTGTAAGGGATAGTCATAACAGTGCGTTTGACACACTTCCTATCCCATATAGAGTGTAAATGTTTTGGTATATTAGGTTTAGCACACTCAGCTACTACCTTATATGCGTCTTGTGGCCTATCAGAAGGCAACACATTGACGAGTTGTGCTGTCTTGCGGTCTCTTGCTAATCCAGCAAGGATCTGAAGGCCACTACATGTAGCGTCCGTAGCTACAAATAACCTCGTGTGTTCTCTGGTACGTTTAGTTACTACCGCATAGTACTCCTCACACGCTGCTAAAAATTGCCACGGTTCGTCCGCTGCCTCCCAGTCACCAATGTTCCCTATAGGATCTTCGGCTACTCTGGTAATCAACGGTATGTTATTCATCACCCAGTCCAATCGTTCAGACATAGTTGACTTGTCTAAACCGTATGTCGTTGCGACTTGGAAGGCGAGCCATTCTTTTCCTGCGTCGGTGATATATGCTTCATCAGCTGCGACAATAAGCGATTTTCCAAAATCTGTATCTTGCACTGTAAGAAACGCAGGAATCGGGTAAGCCCGTCCACGATAATCAAAAGACCAAGGTATATAAAACCTTTCACGATTCTTAAAACGTTGAACTGCTTCCATTGTCATACGTGTGCGGCAGGATCTCTTGAACTCTGCAGCTCTCTTATTCATTACCTCTGCAGCGGCTCTACGATACGCTTTCCTAGAGTCCTTATTATCTGCTATATCAGCAGGTTTGGGTGGCAAATCATAATGAATAATCGGGAGAAACTTACCAACACTTATACCAGCCTGTTGTAGTTCCTCTGCAACTCTGGATGTGAACGGATTTAATGAGTATCCAACCTTCTGTATCTTATTGATAAAGGTTAACGGTCTTTCTCCCTGTATAAGGCAGTTATCTCCCCTTCTAACTAAGTCATGGCCATGCATCACCTCATTTAGTATATACCCTCCTGGACAATCTGGCTTCCAATCTTTAGGTTCTATTAACATTGGCCAAGCTAATGGAGAAAATAATTCAGCATTAGCCATGATATCATCTTTAATATCCATAAACTCAGGTGTGGGTGTTATATAAACAGTAGTCTTACGTCCATGTCTGAGTCTTTGTTTCTGAAACCAGCCACTAGATGCCATAACACAATCTAATAACCATGAACCTAATCTAATACGGATTTGATTACCCCAC